ATGAGCGACGGTCTTCATCGCCAAGGCGGCCCGGTGTGCCCGTCTATCGTGGTCCGGGCTGGCCGTTCGGCAGCGGTATTAGCAAGATCACCTGCTGGGATGCTCGTCAGAGCGAGGAAGGCGAACATGAGGCAGTACTCGTCTACTACTCGCGCCGAACTCCGCGAAGTTTCGCCGTCCTTGCGTAAGGCTCAGCTCGTAGTTCGGGCCGCCGCGAACGTCATCAGCATCGTGATCGTCTTGTCCATCGTCCTCCCAGAAGCAGACCGGACAGATCTCGTATCCGCCTCGTGTCGCAAGGGTGAGGAAACCGCAGCAAGGACACGGATGCGGTTCGTCACCCTCGGGTCGATGAGCGTTTACGAATTTCATCTGGCCACCGTAATGTCAAACTGGCCGGATAGCACCGACGAGACCGGGCAGCGGCTGGTGCATCTCAGCACCGGGCGATGCTCGGCCATCGCCGGGCTCAGGAGCAACCATGGACACTGCCGGGGACGTCGCCTCCCTCACCCACGCGACAGACCCGGCGGCCTGGGAAGGCGCTGCAATCTCTCACGACCTGGTCCGCATCGCCCTGCGCGGCGCGGGACCCCCTTGCATAACGAAGGCCTCAAGAGACGCGGTCTCTGCGATCGACGTCGGGCCGAACCCTGGCGAGCAGGCAACGTGCCTTGTGCGCGGCGCGCCCGCTGATTCGCTCGATGAGGCGCGGGTGCCCACGTTGCGAACATGCCCGTCGCGTGATGGCAGGGATCGGGCAGGCGGACATTTCAGGGTGCCAGTGGTGGCGGTCAGATCTCTGCTGTGGCGTTCGTGGGCCGAAGCCGGTGACCTGTCGGGGTGAGCGTCCATGGTCATCCCGGGGCATTGTCAGCATCTGCGTTAGCATCGTCCTGTCTCTGATGCATCCGGTAGGCGTCCACGGGGGCGCGCAGGATGTTCATGTCCACCCTGCCGACGTCTTGGTGCAGCGCCTGGGCGATGTTCTCGATCGTCCGGGCGTTCGGGATCTGCTGTAGAGCTTCCCGCGCCTGCTGGCCGATTTGCGACTTCGGGAACCAGTCGGCTGGCAGGTCCGCGATGGCAGCCTCGCCGCCGGAGCGGTACGCCTTGGCGATGGCCTCACGGATAACCCGGGCTCGGGTCGCTTGGAGGCTGGCCAGGATGAGCCGGGCGGAGGCTTGCAGCTTGCGGATGGCGTCGAGCTTGCCTTCCTCGAACGGTGAGGGCAGGGCAGGCTCGGCGCGCAGGCGCTGGGCCACGGCGACGACGAGCGCGGACTCGACCTCGCGGTACAGGTCGGCCACCGTGCCGGCGATGCGGTCGAGGAGGTCCTGATCAACTGCCACGAGGACCTCCCGACCTCACGTCTGGTCGCAGGTCACGCACCTGACGGCGGATCGGCCGGCTCGATACACCTGGTCGCCGGCCAGCACGTACACGTCGGCGACAGCGAGCGACGTGGTCAGGCAGTGCTCACACCATTCCAGTTCGATGGTGCCGTACGTGACGTAGACGGCCATGACCTACTCCTCCGGAGGGCCGTCTTGCCCTTCGGACGGCTCGGGGTCTTGGCCGGTCATCTCCGGGGGGAGAGCGAACGGGTCCTCCACCGCCTGCGAGGCCTCCTTGATCCGGTCGACCTCTTCCTGCACCTCCGGGTCGTCCCAGTCGGGATGCAGCAGCTTGACCTTGATCCAGGTGGAGACCGCTTCGGCCTGGTTGAGCAGGTTGAGCGTCTCGGCGAGGGCCTTCGGGTCGGTGGCCACGCCGTCGGGCCATTCGAGCGTCGGCCGGTCGGGCGTCACGCCTGAGCCGAACACCACGGCGTCGATGGCGAGCAGTGCGACGAGGGCATCGCTGACACCGCGCCGGTTGTACCCGATCTTCTTCGCCCTGGTGGTGTAGGAGCGTTCCTGCCGCGCGATGACCTCGGTGGCGGTGGCGGCGACGTCGCCCTCTCCGCCGAACGTCTGAACCGAGTAGCCGGCGCCGCGTACGGCCTGTTCCAGCCAGTCGGCGGCGGTCGCCTTGTGTTCCTCGTGTCGGATCAGGAACTGCTGGGGGTGGATGTCGAGGCCGCCCTCTTCGGACATCGACTCGATGCCCTCGTAGAGCTCCTGCTCCAGGTCGAAGCCGGCGCCCTGGCCGCGCCCCATGTTCTGCAGGTACGCGTTCGGGACGATCAGGCGAGCCTTGGCCAGCCGGATGTCGCGGCGCCACGAGGAGTACACCTCGTCGAGGCCGTCGAGCATCGGCTCTACGCCCTGGATGTCGGATCGGCCGAGGTACGCCGCGGCGGGGATGTTCCGCCAGATGCGGTTCGGCTTGATGTTCGGAGTGTAGCTGGCGGTCAGGTACGGGATCCGCGTCTCGACCGCACCCTCGGCGTCGACGGCCTCGGCGAGGTGAGCTGTGGCCTCGTGCTCGGTGAGCGGGACCATGGTGCCGAGGTTGTCGCAGTCACCCTCGTACAGGCCATGCAGGATGGAGCCGACCTCGTGGCGTTCGAGGTGGCGAACCACCTTCTGCCCGTCGTCCTCGACGACGCGCCAGAACGTCACCGCGACGAGCTGCCCCCAACGGAATTCGGGGATGGCGCTGTCGGCGTGGACAGCGGCGAGCCACGGCCCGTCCGTCGGGACGGATCTTCTTGTCCCAGCAGACGCGCAGGAACACGCCGGAGAGCCCTGCGGCGAGCTCGGCGGACTCGAGCAGCGTCGAGTGGAGTCCTGAGTCCTCGATCAGGGTCTCAAGGCGTGCCTGCGTCGTCTTGTCCTCGGCCGTGATGGAGATCATCTCGCCGTACAGGAGGTTCGCGGACGTGGCGGCGATGTCGGACGCCAACGGCACGTGGAGCTTGGTCCGCGGCTGGGCGGAGGTGGGTCGGGTGCCCCAGAACCAGCGCTCCAGCGTGCGACCTACAGTGGCACGCCATCCGCCCCGCTCGGAGGCGAAGAACCCGGTGGTGTCCTCGGCCCTCTGGCCGCCGTACACCGCGGCAAGGTCGTCAGGTTCGCCGGAGTACCACGCGGACCACTCGGCGAGCTTGGGTTGGATCTGGGCGATAGCTGGGGGCGGCCAGGCGCCGCCGCTCGGCAGCGGCATCGAATCTCCTAGCGTTCTGACCTGCGAAAACGGGGCAGACTAATGTTTTCTGAAAGCATTCCTAGATACTTAAGGGGTAATTGTTTTCCGATTAGGAAAGAGCATGAGGAATGCACAGTTTTGAAATTCTGTGGCGGTCTCCGCGGCGGCGAGAGACGGTCAGGGCGGAGCGCATGGAGCCGCGGTACGGGTTCTACGACTTCTATGTCGGCGGCGACGTCGTGAAGAGCGTGCGTAGGGCCTCGATCGAGGGCGTTACCCGCCTCGGGTAGTGGTCCAGGCGGGCGCCGGCCGACATCTGCCCGGGTGTCGGCCGGACGCCCTCGGGATTGGCTCAAACGTTGTTACTCAGAAGTAACAGCACAGAATCAACATACTGTTCGGTGGCGGATTGTCGTTTCCGCACGTCACAGCGCTGCGGCGAACGTCGAGACGAAATCGGCAGCGAAACGTCCCCAAATGTCCGTTTATGCAGGCGTCATGCAGTCCGTTTATGCAGCCTGCGCAGTAGGCGGAGCGATCTGGTTGCGCCACAACGAGCGAGTCGAGTGGATCGCGTACCGCATCGCGTCGAGGCTGTGGTCGTCGGCCTTGATCGGGGCGTCCTCGCCCTTCTCCGCCTTGTCCGGATCCCAGCTGTAGCCCGGGAACTCCTCGACCAGCCCCTTGCACGAGCTATTGGACGAACAGCCGGCGCGTGGCCAGCAGCGAGGCCACGTTTCGAATTCCGTCCAGCACGTCGTTGTTCGCCAGGTGGGTGGTCAGGCCGTCGTTGTGGAGCTGTACGCGGAAGGACAGCGCCGATGGGTCCACGACCACGTACTCGGGTCGTACGCCCTTCAGCGTGGTTCCCGGGATGGGGACCTCGGTCAGCCACGTCCGTAGACGCTCGCTGTACTCGACATCGGTCAACTGGCGGTGAGCCTTCTTCGACTCGTACCGGTACTCGCGGGTCAGGTACAGCTTCCGGTCCACACCGAAGCCGAGCAGCAAGCCGGCGAATGGCGCCGCGGTGCCGTAGTCGATGCCGAGCGAGATCCACCGGGTGATCGTGGGGAGGATGTCCACCACGTGCAGGTCGTCGTCGAAGCAGTCGTAGACCGCGCCTTCGGCCTGGACCCAGAGCCCGAGCACGGACCGCTTGTAGAACAAGCCGGTGTACGTGGACTTGATCGTCTCGACGTACGTGGGGTCGAGGTGGATGTTGTCGTCCAACCGGAAGTGCCAGGCTCGAAGGCTCGTCTCCGAGGGCCGGAGCAGGTACTCCTTGCGCAACCAGTGGCCCGGGTTGTCGGGGTTCGTGGTCGCGAAGATCTTCGCACCGAAGACGGAGCACCGGGCATTGAGCTGGTCGAAGAAGTCCTTCGGCAGGGTCGAAGCCTCGTCCACGTACGCGCCGGCGCACGTCATTCCGCGCACCTTCGGCTCTGCTTTCGCGTCGTTTGCGCCGATGACGTGGACGGTGCGACCGAGGATCGTGGCCGTGGCCGCCCCGTTCGTGTAATGAACCTGGGAGGCCAGAACTCCGAACAACTCCGGGTTCGTCAACGGAGCGAACGCGTTGCGGGCGGCGATTACGGCGCGCTCGGGGTAGGCGCGGAGGCTGAGGGATCGGCAGTGGATGCAGCGGGCGGTGAGGCGTACGACGGGCTCGGCTTCTCCGAGGACGATGCGGGCGGTCTGGCGGAGGCGGGCGGCTTCGGCGTGGACGTGGTCGGCAAGGTCTTCGTGGAGGGCGATCCGGTCGAGGAGGCCGATCAGGCGGGTGATCCGCTCGGCGGTGGTGGGTCGGGCGAGCGGGGTGAGGCCGAGCTTGTCGCACACCGCCTCCTCCAGCTCGGCGACGGAGGTGACGATCAGGTCGCGGGCGTCGAGGGCGGACAGGTCGAGCGGCGCCGGCGCGTTCCCGAGGGCCTTCAACCCGAGGCCCAGGTTGCGCTCTTTCGCTTCGCGCTCGGCTACGGCCTGGGCGTTCATGCGGGCGCGCTGCTCGGAGGACAGTTCGCGCTGGTTCCAGTGGCGCCGGCGCCCATTGCTGGGGACGAGAGCCCGGTCGAGCTCGGGCAGATAGCTCCGGACAGCGGCGAGGTGGTCGTAGGTGAGCTCAGTCCGCATGTGGTCCCCCTGAGGTTGTGCTGGTTGTGCGGGTGGACCTGCGCATCCCTGAGGGATACGCAGGTCCGTTGGTGCAGGTCGTCACGGGTTCCCGGCGCTGGGAACCCGTGACATGTCGTCAGCCTCGGCGGGCCTGCCAGACGGCGGTGGCCAGGCCGTCGTCGAAGGAGTCGAGCGCGGTCACGGTGAACACCCGGCCTGGTATGTCCCAGGCGAGGAACTGCGGGCCGTAGTCGCGAATGTGCTCGGCCCGCACCTCGGGACCGTTCGCGATGACGAACCGGTGGCCGTGGCCGTTCAGGTGCATGAAGGCCAACAGGTTCAGGAACCGGTCGGCGTCTTCGTAGTGGGTGGCTTCCTCGGACGGCTGGCCGGGGCGGGTCTGCTCGTAGAAGTCGGCGATGGCGTCGACTTCGGAGACGGGCGCCCCGGAATCCAGCCAGGCGAGCCCGGCCTGGAAGCCACGCATGTACTCCTGGCAGAGTTCGCGGGCGCCGGCGGGCAGGTCGAAGGCTTCGCCGCCGCGGGGCGGGAGCGCGGTGACGGTGGTCATCGGAACTTCACCGCCACGTAGCAGGCGTTGGCGAAGCCGAGCATGAACGCGTCGTCGAAACCGACGCCGTACGCCTCTTTGGGCCACGAGTTCAGCGCGTAGTTGGTGCCCTGCCGCTTGTTGATGTCGGCCATCTCCTCGACGCCGTCGTAGATCTCCCGTTCGTTCGGGGAGTCCTTCAGGTAGTCGAGGAAACCGGGGACGAGGGTGGCGTCATAGACGCAGGAGTCGGTGCCGCTGAACCCGCCGTCGTGGAGGTCGCGGTGGATCTTCGCGATCTCGTACACCTCGGTCTTGAGCGGGCCGGTGGCCAGCCACATCGTGCCGGCGCGGAAGCCGTCGGCGTGCTGCAGCAGCCACGTCTTGACGAACTCGTCGATCTCCCACTCGGGGGTCATGCTGTCCTGTCTCATCGGGCGTTCTCCTTGGTTGTGGGATTGTTGGGGTGACCGCCCTCGGTACCCGCGAGGGCGGTCTTGTCGCTGGTCACTCGCAGATGGTGCAGAGGGGGTCTTCGCCGGGCCGGCGGTAAATCTCGGTGCCGCACTTGGGGCAGGGGATCTCCGAGAACGCCAGCTCGTTCTTCCATTCACTGGCGGCCAGGTAGGCGGTCAGGACGTTGGCCTGGGCGAGCAGGTCCTTGATGCGGACGCGGAGACCAAACCGGATGCTTTCGGGGTCGGTGGCGATCTGGGAGAGGCAGGTGGCGCAGATGTCGCCGCCGAGTGCGGGGCATCCGCCCTTGTGGGTGTTCGGCTCCCGGCTGTCGCCGCATCCCTGCGGACAGAGGTCGGGCGCCTTGATGCCGGGGATGGTCTTCTGGTTGAGGTCGTAGGTGAAGAGGCTGGCGCACAGGCAGCAGCGGGTCTCGCCGCTACCCCAGCGGGTGCTGCTGTCGAAGATGACGATGGTGGTCACGGTTCTCTCCTTGTCGTTTGGTCACGGGGCGAGGTAGATGGGCTGGGGGTAGTTGTCGAGCAGCGCGGCCCACAGCTCGAGCGAGGGGCCTTCGGCTCCGCGGGCGTTGTGCTCGGCGTGCTCGCGCTGCGCGATCGGCTCGGTGGTGAGGTGGTCCGCGCACAGGAACGCCACGCTGGCGGGAGGCGCGCCGTCGCTCCAGCACTCGGGCTGGGTGGCGGACAGGACGGCGGCGATGGCGTCTCGTCCGCACGGGTGGCCGTGAGGGCTGTCGTTGTCGCAAGAGCCGTCATGGCTGAGCTCTCGCGGGTTGATCGTGATGGTCATGGTGCTCCTTTCAGAAAGGGATCTCTTCGAGTACGGGCTGAATCGGTGGGGTAGGTGGTTTGGGCGGTTTGGCGGGGGTGAAGCCGCGGCCCTTGCAGGGGTGGGCGGCGACAACGGGATGGCGGCGGGTGCCGTTGATCCGGAATGAGCACCGCCATTCGGCGTAGAGGCGTGGCGGGATGCCTTCGGTGATGAGGTCGTAGGTGTTGCGGCCTGCCAGGAGGGCGAGCATCTCGTTGCGCCGGTCGAGGGGTGCCGGGTCGACGATGGTGAGGATGCCTGCGTTATGGCCGGCGAGTACGAGAGCGCGGCAGCGGGGGCAGATGCCGGGCTGGAGGGGGCGTTCAATGAGGTGCTCGGTCATCTCGCACCTCGAGGGCGGACAGGTTGGGCGGACAGGTTTCCTCGTAGCTCGCACGTGCTGTTAGCTGCGGAAACATAGATCTTGATCTTGTTTGGCGGACAAGTTTCACTGATTTCAGGTATGACGGTGAATGCGCGCGCGTGTGTGTGCGCGCGCGTTAGAGCTGCACAAGGTCGAGAAACCTGTCCGCCTTTACGGCGTGTCGCGGTGTTCAGGCTGGTCAGAGGGCGGACAGGTTGCATTCCAACCTGTCCGCCTTTATGGGTGTTTTTGCAGGTCAGAGGGCGGACTGGTTTTTTCAAACCTGTCCGCCAACCTGTCCGCCCTGCGGTGATCACTTGAACCACTCGTCCGCGTTCTGCTGATCCTCATCCGGAATCAAGCCGACGTTGGTGTACGTCTTGTCGCGGTTCTTGCCGAGCGGCTTGCTCTCGATGCCGTACTTCTTCAGCTTCAACGTGAATGAGGTCTTCGTGACCGGCTCGCACCGCTCGATGCCGCACCACTTCTCGTAGGCGGCGTATAGCACACTTACCTTGACCGTGACGCGGTCGCCGCCTCCGATGTGGCACCGCTCCTCCACGAAGCGATCAACCGTCTCCTGCTCCTTCTGGTACTCGGCGGTGGCGTCGGTGACGCTCTTCGGCTCTGCAAGCCCTTGAGCCGCGTAGGCGGCGGCCCCGCGGGCAATCCAGGCCAGCATCACGGCTCCGTGATCGCGGGCGAGAATCCCCTGCAGGTCGTCGACAGCCTCACCCTCGGGCACTTCGTGCTCGAAACCGATGAGGCGCAGCCTGCGCCAGAAGGACCGGCCGCCGCTACGGACAGACGGCTTGTTGTTGCCCATCAGCCACAAGGTGTGGCTGGGGATGAACGTGAAGTCGTTCTCCCGCATGAAGTGACCGGTGAGACTGTCACCTCCGGTGAGTTCCTTGACCTTGGACTCGTCGAACTTGTCGCCCTCGTTCGTCTCGGAGCAGAGCACCATGCGGGCGCCGGCGAGCTTGGCGATCTCCTGGGGGTGGGGATCGCTGGCTTTCACTGTGAGGAATCCGCGGGGCGCCTTACCGGAGTAGTCGCCCAGTACGTAGGCGCACGCCTCGAGGAAGACGCCCTTGCCGTTGCCGCCGCTGCCGAAGCAGAAAGGCAAGATATGCGGCCCGACCTCACCGATGGCGCTGTACCCCACCAGGCGCTGCATGTAGTCGATCAGGGGCTGCTCGTCTCCGAAGGTGTCGGTGAGGAACTCGCCCCAGCGTCCGAGGTCGGCCTCGAAGTCGGGTGTGGCCCGGGTCATGCGTGTGTGCAGCTTGGCCGGATCGGAGGGGAGAAGCTTCCCGGTACGGAGGTCGATGATGCCGCCCGGCGTGTTGAGTTCCCAGGGGTGCGCGTCGAGCGCCGAGTACGGAACCATGACGCGCTTGTCGGACCGCGCGAGTGTCAGGCATGCGTTGATGCCGCGGGCGGACAGGGATGACGCCTTGTACTTGCGGTCGATGTTCTCGTGTTCGGGCAGCGAGCGGGCGATCTTCTTGGCGTACTCGGCGACGATGCCTCCGCCGGATTCACACCATTGCCAGCGGCGGCCGTCCCAGGCGAGCCACCTGCTGCGGTCCGGGCAGTACCGGATCACATCGCCGAAGCGGACGATGAGCGCGAGCGCGTTGCGGTCCTCGCTGTAGCGGTAGGTGGACTCGGCGACGTCCTGGGGTTGAGCTTCTGTCTTCGGGCGGATGGGGTGGACGGTGGCGAGATTGCCGTCTTCGCCGAGCAGGAACGAGAAGTCGTCGTCCCGGTCCTCTTCCTCGTCTTTCTCCTCGTCACTGTCGCCCTTGGGAGGGTCGGTGAGGAGGCCGGAGAAGTCGTCGCGGGGCCGTTCCCCGCCTACCCCTGGAGGCGGAGCGCGCGGGCGGCGCTGGCGTAGTTGCCGCCGTGCTCGAGCTGCGTGTAGACGGTGAACTTGGAGTAGGGCTTCTCCGTATCGAAGATGGTGGAGCTGCTGAACACGTACAGGTTGTCGCCGTCGTTGCGGCCGGTGGTGGCTGAGGGCCCGATGTTCTTGCCGGGCCGGGTCCAGCCGCGCGCCCGGCCGTAGGTGTGGGTGTGCCGCCAGCCGTGGGGTTCGAGGATGTCGGCCCAGTCGGCGCGCGCGTTGAAGTCGTCGCCGGGGCGTAGCACGTCGTCATCGCCGCGTGTGTGGGGCTCTGCCCCACGCGTCGGGGGCGCGGGTGCGGGGGGTTCGACGGCGGGCATCGCGTCGAGGAGGGTCGCCACAGCGTGGAGGGCGTTGCGCTCCTCCTCGCTGATGGTGGCGATTGTGGCGGGGTCGCCGGCGACGAGCGTCCAAGGCTTGCCGCTGGGGTGGGTGCGCCCGCTGGATGGGGCGATGACGACGAACCCGCCCTCGCCGCGCGTCTCGATCAGCACCTGCGGCACCTGCTCACCGCGGGTCACCTTGTCGAGCGCGGCCTGACGGCGCTGGCGCACCGCCTCGTCCTGCTCAGCGTCGATGCCGGCCTGCTGGTCGGCCTTCCAGGCGGCGAGCTCGTCGGGTGTGGAGGGGCGCCGGGCGAGCTTGGTGTTGCCGCGCAGCTCGCCGTCCACCTTGACCAGGATGTGCAGGCCGCCCTTGGGGGTGGTTTCGCTGTAGCCCCGGGTGATCCGCTCCCACAGGTCGCCGAGCCCGTGGTCTTCCAGGAGCTCGATGTACTGGGTAAGGATGCCTTCGGCGATGGCGCGGCCCTCGAACTCGAGCATCTCCAGGTTGCCGGAAACGGTGCCGCAGACGACGCCGAACCCGTCGAAGCGGTCGCCGGTGAACCAGCGGCGGATGTCCTCCTCGGTGGGCCGCTGGTGCTGGTAGGTGGACCAGTGGACGACGGGCGCCTTGCTGCCGTCGGTTCGGGCCGGGATGAGGCAGAGCCCGGCTTCGTGCACGCCGAGTGCGGCGTCGAGCAGGTCGGTCACTTGGAACGCCCGAACCGGTCGCGGGCCGCGTTCAGGATCTGCATCTGTTCGGTGGACCCTCCGACGTCGGGGTGAAGCACCCGGGTGAGCGCCTTGAACGCCTTCTCGGCGAGCGGGTCCGGGAGTGCGGTGAACATCAGGTCGGCCCACGTCTGCACGCCGCGCCCGCTCTTGGGCGGGGGCTCTTGGCGCTGCTCCTGCTTGGTCTGCTGCTTGTGGGTGATGACGACCGTGTAGTTCGACGCTTCGAGCACGGCCTTGAGGTCGTCGACGTCGTAGGCCGGGATGATCCAAGCCTTGTCGCCGGGCGACCATTTCCGGTCAGGCATCGACTTGACCAGGTCTTTCGCGTCGAACGGCGAATAGACCAGGGCCTGGTGGCCGTCTACGACGATGCGGACGAGCGGCATCGTGTACCCCCTTTCAACGTGCCCGCCCACGGCTCGCACGTGGGCCCCGGCTTCGGACCGGTCGGGCTGGGCCGGGCTACTTGGCGTTCTGCAGGATCGCGGCGATCTGCTCGGGGGTGAGCCCGGCGGCGGCCAGCGCCTCCGCGTTCGGTGCCGCGTTCTGGGCGGCCGGAGCGGCGGGCTGGTCGGGGTCGGGGGTGTTGAGCACGTCGTTGGCGGTCTTGGCGGCGGGCGGCACGTACGCGGCCGAGTACAGCTTGGGCGCGTTCATGCCCCTCTGGGACGGGGTGCCGTCGCCGGTGTAGGTGACGGTGAGGGTGCCGCCGATCTCAAGGCCCTTCGCCCCGGACTTGCGGACGGCGTCCTGGACGGCCTTCTTCATGGCGCCCTTGACGTAGATGGCCCGTTCCCCGTCGTCGTCGGGGATCTCCTGGTCGCGCTCGTCGGTGGCGAGGACGACCTGGAGCTGCATCATCGGGTCGCCGTTGTCCCACGTCTTGGGCTTGCCGCTGGTGAAGTCGCGCTGCTGCTGCACCTCGGGCTGACGGCAGATGGTGCCGGAGACGGTGGTGCCGGGGGTGGCGAACTTCGCCGAGGTGGTGCCACCGGCCATGAGGAAGTCGTTTGCGCTGGTCATGCTGTTTGCTCCTTAGCTGTTATGCGATGAGGCTGGTGATGCTGTTCGTCGCCCGGTTGAGGGCGGCGGGGTCGCCAGGGCATCCCTGGGCGAGATCTTGGGAGCCCGCGCGGTGGTACGGGCAGCGCGTGCAGTACGCGTCAGCGGTGGGCAGCAGGCCGAGCGCGGCCGTGCCCATTGACTTGGTGAGCGTGGTGATGGCCTCGAGTCGCTTGAGCGCGTTGAGGACGATCTGCTCGTCGTACGACTCGGACCAGAAGTAGCCCTCGGCGAATTCGCCGTTGGAAGGCAAGTAGTAGATGGAGACACGGTCCATGGGGACGCCTGCCGTGTTGAAGCCGCGGGCGTAGGCGTGGGCTTGGGCGCGGTATTCGTCGCTCGGCTTCTTTTCCGCCTTGACTCTGCGGAGCGTGGTCGGGCCGACGATCTTCCAGTCCACGGTGATGCCGTTAACCCGGTCAGCGAGGTCGCAGGATCCGCGGATCGGCTGGCCGCACACGTCGCCGATGGTGACGCGCTGCTCGATGAGGAACCGGGTGGTGCCGAGCATCTCGTTGGTGCGGCGGAAGACGCCTTCCAGGAGGGAGTGCACGCCGGTGCCGACGGCGGGCCGCCAGGCCAACCCCTGCTCGTTGATGGTGGGGGTGGCGAGCTGTTTGTAGCCGAGCCAGCGGGCGCACTTGTGGTTGATCTCGCTGGGCCCAATCTCTATCTGCAGGGAGCGGGGGCTGTTGTTGAGGTCGTTGGTGATGATGTGGTCGAGGTCTTCTTTGACCAGGCTGATGGGGGTGTCTCCGCCGTTCGGGACGAAAGGAAGGGTGACAAGGTCGAGACTCACTGGATGGTCACCTCGCGCACGGTGAGGACGCCAGGGATGTCAGGGCCGTTGAGTTCGCGGACCTCGATGACGGCGCCGGGGATGTCGAGTTCGCCGTCTTCGCCGGCGTAGCCCTTGGCGGCGATGAGCTCGATGACCTGGCTGTCGTCGCGCATGATCCCGGCGTCGGTGAGGGCGTCGAGGACTGCCCGGCAGAGCTTGTCGAGGTCGCCTGAGCTGCGGGTGACCGGGTACGTCACCTTCGTCTTGGGCGCGGACTTGGGCTTGTTGAAGGTGAACGCGATCTCGACGCTGAGCGGACCCTGGAGGGTCTGCTCGCGGACGTCGAGGGCGGCCTGCTTTACCGCCTCACGCCACGGGCGGAGGCGGGTGGAGGATTCGACGAGCACGCCTTTGCCGACGTGCCGTTTGGACCCCTGCGGGGCGGGGGTCCCGAACACGGTGATCGTGTACATGGGTCCCCATCTGAAAGACGGTGTGCGTTAGAGGCCCACGGCCCTACGCGGGCCGGGGTCGGGTTCAGATGGGGGAGATCAGCAGTCGTTGATGGCGGTGGCCTTGAGGCTCTCCAGCCACTCCTCGTACCACTCGCGGGGGACGCGCCTGGTCTTGGGGCCGATCTTGACGCTACGGAGCTCGCCAGACTTGAGCAGGGCGAAGACCTGGGTCTTCCCGATGCCCGCGTCCTCGGCGATGAACTTCCAATCGAGCAGCCGCTTACCAGGGACAACGGGTGCGTCGGTAGTATCCATGCACCGCTCCTCTTCTGCTTGCAATTAGTGACTGACTGACTTGGGAAGGTCTTGCTGGTCCTGCAGGTAGAGCTCGGAGCGTCTAGGCCCTGCTCTCGGCGTTGGCGCGCTGAGGCAGGGCCGTACTCGTTCCAGGGGCTGGGAGCCCCGACGTGCAAGTTGCGAACCGCAACGAACCGCAGTCAGCTTGAGAGACTCAAGCGCCAGGAGGTTCGCCGGTGTGGACCATGGTGGCATCGCCGGACCGATGGCGCAACTTGGCATAGGTTGCTACCTTCAATCCCATGGAGCATGAACCTCGGCGAACCGCAGCGAACCTCATGAGGGATGGCGGACTCGAAGCGATCTTCGGGGTCCGTGTCCGAGAGCTTCGGCAAGCTCGCGGGTGGTCGCAAGAAGAGCTAGCGGATCGTCTCACGCAGCAGGCCGGCCTCCAGTTTCACCAGACACAGATCGGTAAGGTGGAATCTGGAACTCGGCCGATTCGTTTGAATGAAGCGGCAGCTCTCGCGCTTATTTTCAATGTGCCGCTGCAGGACTTGATTGGCAGTTCGGTAGCAGTGGCGAGTCCTGACCCGCTTAGGGACCAGCTTGTAGAGCAGTCTCTGAAGATTCGCGCACTTCAGGATCAGCAGAAGAACGCTGAGCTCACTGTGGATCGGGCGATGCGGGCTTTGGCGCACAACCGACAGCAAGTGGTAGATGCGCAATCGCGTATGGCTGATCTTTATAGAAAACCTCTTGCCGCTGTTGACCCAGACGCGGCAGCCCGCAAACGAGGCCAGTTTAGCGTGCAACGCCACTCCGAGGGAAAATTTAGCTTTTTTCTCACGATCGACTCTGAAATGCTCTTGGTTGGAGGGTCTAAGTATTCCGACGTCGCTTCTGTGTTGCTGGATATTGCGTTTATTAGGTATCTGTCCTGCAAAGGGGAGGATCGCAGGGATGATCGAATCGGCTGGTTCGGTGTCATGCAAAGCTCTCAATCCAACGGGCACGCCCTGGTCGTATTGGGAAACAGTGGCCAAACTGTAGCGACGGGACCATATGCCGATAGAGATAAGGTGATGAAGGATATAGAACTACTTAAAGCCCTTGCCCCACACGTGCCAACGCATATCAGGCAGGTCAGTGGTTCACATGACCCGCAGTGGTTCTCGGTGGCGGCTTATGTGCCCGAAAACGCCGAATACACTTATGAATTCAGAGAAGTCAATAGTCGGCAGTATGAGTATGTCCGGCGGTGGAAGAACGATGAAAGGGGCGGGGTCGGCCTGGCGGCGGGCGGATTTCACACTCGACATCAGGCGCTTAGGCAGATCCAAAAGGATCAAGAAAAGTTTCCGGGACCAGTCCTAGAGATAAGCGGGTCCGATCGTTCAATTCTAATCCTCGAAGCTGAACTGAAAAACAGCTTTGAGTATGGCTACATTTCGTCCCCATCTAGCTCGGAGAAGCCAGTTGAAATCTTCTGAGTCACGACGTGGCAAACCTCGGGCGCGCGCAAACGGAGAAGGAAGTTTCTATCGGCGCGCTGATGGCATGTGGATTGGGACCGTGACCATGCCAGACGGGTCACGGCCCACTGTTTCCTCGAAGTCGCAGAAGCGAGCTCGGGAGAAGTGGCACGAGCTACAGCGCCAGGTCGAGGACGGCAGGCCGATCACCAGCGGTCGGGGCATCACGCTGGAGCGGTTCCTGAACCAGTGGGCCAACGTCACGCTCAAGCAGCGGGTTGCGGCCGGGAAGCTCGCCGAGTCCACCCGGATCTCCTATGCGGACCACGTGCGTCTACACATCAACCCGCACATCGGTGGCGAGCAGTTGACGAAGCTGTCGCCGGCTCGGTTACGCGAATGGCTGCTCGAACTTCAGAAGAAACCCTCTGCCCGGCAGAGGAAGCTCAAGCCTGGTGAGGATCCGCCACCAGTCGAGCTGCTCTCTGCTCGGACGGTGAACTACTGCCACGCGGTCCTCCGGGCGGCGCTCAACTCGGCGTTGAAGGACGAGTTGATCAGTCGCAATGTGGCGGAACTCGTCGAGCCCCCCTCTGGGAGGAGCGCCCGAGGTACGGCGCTCACTGCGGAAGAGGCTGAGAAGCTGTTCAGCGAGGCGGTCAACGACAGGTGGGGCGTGCTGTGGCTCACCATCCTGGGGCTCGGCCTGCGGCGAGGCGAGGCCCTCTCGCTGCGCTGGGAGGACGTGGACCTGGAGGCCGGGGTGGTGAACGTCGGCCCGTCCCTTCAGCGTCTGCGGGGAGACGTCGACCAGGAGACCGGCCGGCGGCGCGGCCAACTGGCAGTGGTGAAGGGCAAGACGGACGGCTCCACCGCCTCTATGGCCATCCCCGCCACCCTCATCACGGTGCTGAAGCAGCACTGCAAGGAGCAGGCCGTCGAGAGGTTGGCGGCGGAGTACTGGGCCGATCCCGGGTGGGTGTTCACCACACACGTGGGGACCCCGGTCGAGCCACGGAACGCGAACCGATCCTGGACCGCACTATGCGACCGGGCTGGAATCGTTCGTCCAGATGGACAGCGAATCCGCATTCACGACCTGAGGCACACGGCTGCGACGTGGCTGCACGCGGCGGGGCTCGACATGCAGGGCATCAAAGGTGCGCTGCGGCACAGTCGGTTGGCGACGACGTCCGACATCTACACGCATCTCTCAGCCGAGGTGCAGCGGAAGGCCGCCGATTCGATGGACGGTGCCCTGGCGAAGCTCGGAAGGGTAGGGGCGAAGTGATGTCCATGGGTCTCTGGTATTCCGTAGCCGAACGTATTACGTTGTAGTCATGGCCAAGACGGTGACCAGCGTCCGCCTCTCGGACGAGCAGACCCGCGCCCTCGACTCGATCGCGGAGCGCGAGGAGCGCAGTCGCTCTTGGCTCATCAGCAAGGCGGTGGACGAATTCATCGCCCGGCGCACCCAGCAAGTTAGTCAGTTAGTCACAGAAGCGGGCCGTGCGGAATCCGAGACGAACAGGGGTGAACCGCAGTGAACTCATCCTGGTTGCTACAACCGTTGCTGCAGTGGACCCCTAGAAACGACTCAGGGAGTCCCTTGCGATCAAGGAACTCCCTGGTCAAGCTATGCGCGGCCGACAGGAGTCGAACCCGTAACCTTCTGATCCGTAGCCAGTTCGCGATCTTCCACAAGTGTCCACCACCGTCAGAAGCACCTGCTCAACGACCTCCCCGACTTGATCGGGTTCCACGGGCGTATCCCGGCGTCTGGGGACATTGTTAGCAACGGCGTTAGCAAGATCGGCCAGACCGCGGCTGTCCCGAGACAACTGCTGATGCTGACTCCTGGCGGTCACCTGTCCCGCTTGAGCCTGACACAGAGGGGACGCGCCCATCTGTGGCTGCGTTTTGTCATCCTCGGCTGGCAGCATGTCGGCATGATTGCGACTGCCGCTGACTACGCCTGGTTCACCTTTGGCCGGTTCATCTACGACGAGTACACCGATCTTCGGGAGGCATACTGCTTCACCCTCGTTCGCGGGCTGACACCTGAGCAGGTTCTGGCCAGGACCGGGGCCGAAGGCTTTCCGCCCATGGGACTCAAGGAGCTGATCAAGGCAGGGGTTTCCGACCTCGGTAGGTCTGGCTCCGGGTATAGCCACTTCTTCGGGGTCACACCCATCAGTGACTGGGCGTTCATCGTCGAACCCAACGGCTTCATGGGCGTTCTCCCCAGCATTGCTGGACGGTTGTCGGCGGGCACGCGGCTGGTATCCCATTTCCGCAATGTCAACGGGCAGGAAGACTTCCTATGGATGGAAGACGGCCAGGAGCGTCTAGCTTTGGAGCCAAGCTTTTCCGACATCGACTCCTTCACCAGCTGGGAGGAGGAATTCACCGAGATCGCGCGGCAGGTCGAATTCGACGCCGCACACAGCAGTGAGTCGTTCTTCGCGATGGCCGAGTACCTGACTGGGGTCAAGGTGACGCCGGAACTGCTGGAACAGTCGGTCTACCTGTGTGGAGTCGCCCCCAACTCGCAGTAA